TTTCTTCAACAGAAACAACAACTTCATCTAATTTGAAAGATACTTCTCCCATTTCAGTTTCAAGCTCTAATGTTGCATATCTAGCCCATGCAGCTGTAAATGTATATGCAGAAGCAGTAGTTGCAGATGCACCTTTGTAACCATCAAATGTAGCAACACCTGTTTGAGAAACTGGAGCAGATAAATCTAATGCTAAGTAACAAACACCACTATTATCAGTTAATGCTTGGAAGTCATTATTTTTAGATACGATACCTTTACCATATTGTTGAGTAACAAGTCTAAAAGGAACTTCTTTACCTGCAGCAACGATAGTAGTACCATCAGCATTTAAAATAGGAGTACCTAATGAATTAAGAACGTGTAATGAAGCTAAGAATGATTCAGTATCCATTTGGTTACCATCAGCACCTGTCATAACTTCTCTACCATTGGTAATGTTTTTACCAGGTAATGTACCATATGATAAACCTGCACTGAATCCTGAAATACCGATAATGATTTGTCTAACAGTACCATCAGTAGCTAAAGGTAAAGTAGTAGTATTAGGAGCAGTAATAGGATTCATTACACCATTACTATCTAATGTGTATTTAGCACATGTAGTATCAGCAACAATAGTTAAAGTACCTTTAGAGTTATCAAATAATCCGTCATCGTAAAATGCATCATATAAGTTTTTAGTTTGGAATTGAGTAATACCACCAGTACCTAATGTAACTACAGTAGGTAAAGCAGCAGCAGTTAGAGCACCATCGTTTAAACCATTTAATCCTGTGTGACCAGAATAAATGTTACTAGCTGTTGCAGTGTAATCACCAGCATAATCATTTCCAGCTGCACCAGTAGAATCTACACGAGAAGACGTTAATGGAACAAAGAAGAATAATTTACCGATTGGCATGTTCATAGCTTGTACAGACACGATGTCGTTAGCAAGTAATTTAGAGAATACTCTACGTACAATTGGGAAAACAACAGTTTCAAAAGAACCTGAGTTTGTAGCAGTAACTGCTTCGCTTAATAATGTAGACGCTTGGTTTTCATATAACTGAGCGATGTTTTCTTTTACGTGTCCTTTAAGACCGTCAAGGAAACCTAATGAATCCCATTTTGATTGGGTTTCTAAACGGATAGCTTTCATATGGTTAAGACCGATATTTCCAACTTGTCCAGATGTTAATAAATGTGACATAATTTATTGTTTTTAATTTTTATTGTTATGGTTATTGTAATTTTTTAATTATCCAACTCTTTTCATCAAATCAATGATTCTTTTAGTTGAAGGGTCAACATATGCAGTACTTTCATTTAATTGTTTTGAACTACCTGTTGTAACCTCTTTTATTAGTTTACTTTCTACTGATTCGCTAATTGGTTTTCTAGATTCTAATCCGCTAACGATAGATTTGTAAAGATTTTTTGATTCTTTAAGGTTTGAAACTTCTTCATCAAATCTTTTGATGATTGTTTGTTTCTCTGCTTTGGTTGTAGAATGTTCCATTAAAATTCTTGTTACGTAAGTAAGATTTGAATTGAACACTACTGTTTCTACTAATTTAGTTCTAAATTCTTTTAAAGCTTTTCTGAATTCTTCATTCTCAACTTTAAGTTTTTTAGCTTCTGTTAATAGATTGTTATATTTTGCTGTTGTTTCAGAAACTAATTTTCTAGCAGCTTGAGCTTCTTTGATGGTTTCTTTATCTTCAGGTAAATGTGCAGCACCATGTTTTTTTTGTCCTTGTCTACCAGCATAACCTCTTTGATGACCTAAGTTTTCTTCTAATTCTTCTTCAGTTTCTTCTTCTTCGTCTTCAACTTCTTCAGATTCTTCATCAGATTCTTCTTCTTCTTCACCAGCTTCTTCGCCAGCTTCAAATTCATCATCACCTAATTCTTCATCATCACCCATTTCGATTTCGTAATCTACATCATCAGATTCATCATCACCTAATTCTTCATCACCACCTAAACCATCAAGGTCTAAATCATCAGAAGGCATTTCTTCACTTGCAGGAGAACTACCGTTCATTTTAACAACGTATTCACCTGGTTCAGAAACATTTAAATGAATTTCATCACCAACGATTTCAATTTCGTCTTCACCGCTTAATTTTTTGTAAATTGCTATAACGTCATCATCAGATGATGCAGTCATATCCATTTCGTCTCCACCTAACGCATCTGCGTCCATTCCTAATTCTGGTCCCATTTCTGTTCCCACTTCCTCAGAGCCTTCAATGTCCTCTAAATCATCAGATGCATCTATACCTTCTTCGTCACCACCATCTAATCCTAGTTCATCACTAGCATCTATATCAGTGTCTAAGTCTGTATCTGCATCTAAATCTTCTTCTTCATACTCTTCTTCTTTAACATCCATAAGAGATTCTTTCACCACACTGTCAATTTCTTCTTTAGCTACGCTACGAAGTATTTCTTTTGTATTGGCGTTTAGAGCTTCTTGGATTTTGTTTATATCCAATAAAGCTTCTTCAAGTATTGATTTTTTTTCAGCCATTTCTTTTTTTATTTTTTTTATAATTGTCGAGATATATTATCTCATTTGTTAATAAATATGCGTTATTTTACCAAAAATCATTTTTAACATAAAAAAATGTTAAAAATTTTTAGTCTATTAAAAAATTATTTAATTTATCTAATAAATTTTCTTTCATTAAAGGTTTCTTAATCTCAGTATTTTCAACGTATGGTCTCATTTCTTCATGATTTTTACCAATCCAAGCATCTGGTGTAGAAGGTGCTGTAACAACATCCCAACAAATAATTTCAAAATCATCTTGAACTATTTGTTCACCATTTTTTCCTTCTTTAAGTGAACCAACACCTCTAGAAGAAACACCAATTTTAATTCTATTTCTTAATAAATTTGCAACTTCATCACCTTTTGTAGATACAATACCGTAATTAATAAAACCAGGAGTCATAAGAATTTCCATCTTACCCATAAGAGTATGGTTTTCCCACCATGTTTCTGTAATATTGTGTGATATTCTATCTCCTGCGATAACACTTGATTCTGGGTGGTCTAATTCACCTACTGCTCTACGTTCACGAATTGCTTGTTGATAAAGTTTATCTTGGCTTTTAAGAATAGATTCTGGATAAATTCTACCATTACGGTTAAGTATACCGTATTTTTGTAGTACCACATAAACGATAAGTGGTTCCATGATAGCTAATTTATTACCGCTATCTAGTTTTTTTATTTCATTTATAAAAGGTTGGTTTCTTGGTTCATCAGGATTAATAATACCAGCATCATGCTCGATTAAGAATCCATAACCACTTTGTCCACGTTTTAATATTTTTATATCTTTATCCATAGTATTGTTTATAGATATAAATATGTGATTAAAATAAAAAAACCCCTAATCATTTGATTAAGGGTTTAGATTTATATTTTTTTCTTATGAAATTTAAAGGTTTTATTGTTATCAAAACATGTTTTTATTAATTTTTCGGTAACCATATCTAATTTTTCTTTCATGGTTTCTGAGTTAACTGGTATTTCAGAATTTAAAAAAAGTGTAATTTCACAGTTAGTAAAGCTTCTTTTTCCATATCTTATTCCAGATTCTCGAATATCCAAATCAACAATAGTATGATTTTTTTTAATTTCTGTTTCTATTTTAGTATCAAAAATATTAAATAGTGTTTGCCTAATATTTTTATTGATATCTTTGATAACTCGATTATAAGAAATCATTTCTTTATCTTGTGGTTCAGCCCATGCTGAGATGTTAATATAAACTGCTTTTGAATGTTTATTATCAACGCTTCCGTAAACAATACTATAATTTTTAAAATTATTTACTTTTACTTCTTTTCCGTTTTTCATATTTGTATATTTTTTATTTATTATATACAAATATAAGCAATTTTTACCAGGAAGTCAACCCTGGTATTAGTGACCTATTTTAGACCAAACACTAATAATAATACCAATTATAATTTGAACAAAAGTAACTATAGCAACACCAGCAGCTAACATAGTTTTTTGTTTGTAAATTTCGTCTTTAGCTTCTTTCATTTGAGTAGGTGACCAAACATCATTAACTTTTTCAATCCATGAACTATTACTACCAACATTTTTTTCTATGGTTTTTACTTCACCTAATTTAAGATTGATTTCATTAAAACGATTATCAAAATCAGTACGCATTTTTTCATGGTTGTCATTAAGACGTTCTAATTCTTTAAGAACTAATTTACCGTATTCGCCCCAACTATCTTTTTGTTCTGCCATTTTTATTTAAATTTTTGTAATAAATTTGTTATATTTGCACACATTTTTTCGTAACATTTAAGTTTTTCGTTTTGTGTTTTGATTTGTGTTATTTCATTTTTACCCACTTCAACTACATTTTTAACTTCAACAATAATATCTTTATATTCATCATTATTAACTTCACATAATTTAGCTGATAGTCTTCTTAATTCTAATATATTATCACTAGGTGTATTCATAAGTTTTTTTATTTATTACTCGTTATTTTTTAGACTAGATTTTAAGTCTACTAATTTCGATATGTTTTTAAAGAAATTTTCATTAACTTCAATAGTATCATTTAATAATTTTTCTTTAACTTGTAATAATTTATCTTTAGCGTCTAAGTCAGCTTCTTTTAAGTTTTCATTGATTAATTCAATACACTCTTTAAGTGTTTTTTTGTAAACCTCTTGCTTTTGTTCGTCAGTTGATTCTATTAAAACTTTTAGTATTTCTTTTTCATTTTCATCTAGAGTAGAATATCTTTCATTGTATTTTTCAACCATAATAGTTGATAACATACTGTTAGGTAATTCAATTGCTTCTTTAACAAGTTTTAATTTGTTATTTTTCATATGAATAATAATTTTAGAAGTTGCTTCAACAATAGCATCTATATTCTTAGATGATTTTTTTAAGAATATTAACTCACTTAAATTTTCATGTAATT